TTCTTCCAGTTGATTACCGTATTAAGAGCCTCGCCCGTCTGCGTAGTCTTATTCTTCTTCGTGATTCTCTTACTCGGCTCGCGAAAAGCCAGCTCCATGCGCGGATTGGTCGTTCCATCTTGAATGGGTTTAAAGAAGAATGGGTAGTGCCTGAACATCTGCACGACCTTCTTCATGAATATATTTTCTTGCGCGTCCTTACCAGTCTTCGACTGGATGCCAAGGAGCTTGTCCTTGACCTGCGTCGCTTCATCTAGAAGCACAGACGAGCAGATATTCGTATACCCGCTACGCCTGCACTTCGTGTACAGCTGCCCGATACATCGGGGGTCCGCCTCACACGCTGCTAAATGTACGAAAATATTTCTTTGAAAGTCTAAGTAGCTAGGATATCCTATATCCATCCTAGTCCACTGAAGCATCATATAGTGCCTGCCCGTAATATATGTAGGGACACCATTGTTGTAAAACCAAAAGCCCTCACGCCGACGGCGAAACTCCTCCTCGATATACGGAGAAAACTTTTGTCGGAACTCCCTTGGCATCTCCCCCCACTCATCCATAGACTTAATCCGAGACAATTCTGCGGGCATATCTGTGCGCGTCCACACCTGCAGGTTGTCTGGTTTGTCATGTCCCGCAATTTCCTTTTTGGGAGGCTGAGCGGGAAGAACAATGACAATGCCACCGAGTTCGACAACCTCACCCTTCGTACCGTTGGGGCAAATTGAGATAGCAAGGTCGTCATACTCCTCTATGTTTACAAGGGAGTTCATTAAAGAACTTGTCCGTAGCGATTGCTTCGAAAGCTTGGGGCTCCAACCTTAGGATCTTTCAACTCCATATACTCACCGCACTTACACTTGATGTCGTGGTAAGCTCCGTCGTTGCCAAACTTAATTGTCACACCGCTCTTTGATTCTTCGTGCTCGCAGCACTTGCAGATATAATTAGCCATGGATTGGTTTCATAAAATTGTTTACAGTAATAATAGCCTCGTAGAGTTGAGCTCCGTTCATCCTGCTCTGCAATCTGTTTCTTGCAGAATCGGAGTCATCCATAAAAGGAATCAGCATGCTGACTAACAACAGCAATCTTGAAACAAACCTAATCATGGTTATCGCCCCTGTGAAGCGTAGCGCTTCTTGTAGTTTTTAGAAGCCTTATTCTTTGACTGCTTAGTCTTGGCGTGTACACCTTTGCGGCGCACTCTCTTCGCCTTGTAGTTTGATACTTGAACCTTTGCCATGGTAAATTGAATTAGTACGCGAGGAGGGACTCGAACCCCCAATAACAAACTTAGAAGGTTTGGGCATTATCCAGTTATGCTACTCGCGCATATTACAAAACTAACTAATTAAATTCATGTCCGCAAGGTGGGACTTGAACCCACATGTGACCAGTTACCCTTTCTACAAGGTATAAGCTTGAGGGGATACTTGCGGTTATTTGTTTCTTCTTTCGTGAGTTCTCATTCTGTGGCAGTTGGCGCATCGGACTTCGCACTTCCTGATCTCTTCTTTGATTGCGTCAATAGAAAGAGGTCTGTGAACCATGTCTGCTACGTTGCCCATCTTCCTGCCTCTTACATGATCGAACTCTAGGATTATAGAATTAGACTCGCCGCAATCAACACACCCAAAAACTCTCTTGACCCTATCAACAAAAGCCCTGTTCCAAACCCTTTGCTTGAGTTTTGACGCCTTGGCTTTTGACTTGTAGTAGTCCTTGTTGTTTTTGTAATGCTCTTTCTGATACGCCTTGTTGTACGCACGGCGAGCCTCTGGATCTTTAAGCGGCATCAGTCTTCGAACTCTTCGTTCCAGCTTTCTTCCCAGAACTTATAGTCTCTCTTCACTCTTTCTTCGTGCATCTTAAGTACGACGGCGTGCCAATCATTTAGAGAATCTTTCAGCGAAACCTCCCGCGTAGTCTTTTGCTTCTCCGATTTCCCCATTGCTCTGTAGATCTTTTATCATTTGTTCCAACCGCTGTCTTTCAACGATCAGATCCTTACAGTCTGTTGCTGTTTGTTTGATAGATTGCAGCTCTGCCTTACGTGCGCTACCGTTGATCTCAGGATCAACAGGTTTCTTGATCTCGTCAATCATGTTATTGATTGCAACCTCCATTGACGACATCAAACGCTTAGCAGCTTCAATCGTTGTAAACTTCTTCCTCGACATACAGAAGGTCTTCTTTACGGGTTCGGTAGTACTCCTTACCGTCAATCATAATACGATAATCAGCATTCTTTACAAAGCCTACTACGTCACCCTTCTTCACTCCGAGGTCTTCTAGCCAAGGGGCATCAAAAGATACACGCCCTTTTCGCGGCAGCTTTGTGTTGAGCTCAATAACTTCGATAACATCAGACACAAAATCCTCAGATTCGTCAAACGACTCTAGGAGAGCCCAACCCCCCAATGGATGTACCTCATCAGTATCCTGACACTTGTAGGCAATGGCTTGGCATCCGTGCGTATAGTCGGGATCGTAGTTTACGATGTAATGGTTCTCCTGTCCGGTAAGAGGCTGGCCGTTGTTGATTACGACGTGATGGTGAAAGTAAAGTGTGTCACCCTCCTTCACTCCGGTATCGTGCTTAATAGGAGAACATACGACGGGCCCCTCAGTAATGCGGTTGTTAAACTCCCCCATCTCAAAACGAGTGTCGATGTAGATTTCAAGACCTCCGTCTGTTTTGATGGTGTCGTTGATTTTCTTTTCTAGCTCAACGACAAACAAGTCAAGTGTTTTCATTTTAAAAGTTGCAATCGAATTCAATTAAACAGGGCATGTCATCTACGGCTTTCCATAGAACCTGACCTTCTTCGTTTTGCAAATATACTAGATATCTAGTCTTTCCGTGCAAATGAAGGTGCCTGTCATCGAGAACGATTGCGCTGACGTTGCCTGCGCCAGCCTTCATGCCTACATAATAGGCCATGGCATTTTTCGGATCGCGTCCGATAATAATCTTTCTAATAAGTCCTTCCATTTAATTCAGGGAAATCCCCAAGCCGTCGAGTAGATCATCAAGATCTGGACCGTCATCTTCAGGCGGGGTGTATGAGTCTGTCATAAAATCTTTTACAATGTCCAGCTCCCCGTCACTGTGAAGGTTGTAGTGAAAGAAGGCCTTCATATTGCTAGTGTCTTCATCTAAAGGTTCCAGCAAACCTACGACGAAAGCAGAAATAATCCTATCTTCAAGTCCGTACTTATGAACAAGTTCCGTTAACGCCCCCGCAAGTTCCTGCATTTCAAACCAGAAACCTTCTTCTTCCATCCCATTGTAACGCTCCATATCCATAATGCCTAAAAGTTTAGTTTCCAAAAAGAAGCTCTTTCGAGACTTCTCCCGACTCAATCAAAGGTACGTAAAAAAAAATCACCTTAAGTACCTAAGAACCAGAACCATAGAGTTCTGCAAGCGCTACGACATCTTTGAGAAAGAGTTGCACTTTATGCTGTGGGCATACGACTTGGAGTTCTGGACTCTCAAGTATGCTGCAGAAGACTATGGGTATTCACAAAAAAAGCTTGGGGATAGACTTGTGTATGAGATGGTTAACCAAGGTTACATCTACAAACACTTTGATAAGATGACTCCGTCTCAAACGAGAGAGGATCACATCTTCCGAGAAGAAACCAAGTACAACTACAGGGTGAGATATGCGCTTACGCAAAAGGCCCGCTTGTTAGTGCAGGCCTTTTACAGAGAGTTATCTCTGTAACTTTAATCGTCTGTTAACTGCACTGTTTTAGTTGTTACAGCAACTGATCCGGAAAAACCAACTCTTGTAACATTGGCGTTAAAAGAATAACTATTGTCACCAACTCCATTGTGAGCCGCTTCTTCACCTGAATCAGAACTAAGGTCTATGTCGTCTAGTGGGCCCCCAGCATCAGTAAAAAAGAAAATAAGTCCCGCCCCAGCAAAATCAACAACGTTGTCCATTGTGACAGAGCTGGCAAGAGTTTGGGTGACACCAGTTGTGTTGTTTGTAACAGTCACATCAGTTAGTGTAAAATCTAACGCCGAGTCAGTTGCTTCATCAAAATCATTAGTGTTAAGTTGAAGCCTCAGGTCAAAAGAAGTGTCCGCTGATTCAGCCCCCGGGTTTATATCACCAGAGTCAGCAACATCATTTGCTGTCAAGAAAAGCGCAGGGTTGCTGGTAAACGACAAAGACGGGAGGCCTCCGATGGGGTCAGAGCCACTAGTAAGAGAAGATCCTAATCCTAACATCACCCACTGCAGCTTTCGCAATCCTCAGGTGAGTCGAGGTTGCAGGTTATCTCTCCAGATTCAATCTTTTCTTCTTGCTTCTTGAGCTTGTCTTGATCCAAGAAGCTTATGTCTTCAAATTCTTCTTCCATGGTTTTAGTATCGTTCTGCGGTTATTTTAATGTTTCTTAGGTACATAGAGCAGCCTGCTTTGATTACTCCATTAATCGATGGCGCAAAAACAAGAGCAGGAAAAGCTGATGCGCCAGCGGCGGATGCAGCAAGTTGTTGACGAATGGATTCGGGGCTTTGAAGTACTACAGACAGCTCTTGGTCTGTTGGCACAATGGGCATGCTCCAAGTCTGAAATGATACGCTATTAATAAATGCAAAATCTCTTTCTCCACCGGAGAGTCCCCACGGTCCATCTAGATATATGTCTGCAGAGAAACCAATTTGATCGCCTTCTATTATGCCAAGATCAGACTGGGTTATTCCAAGGATGGGATATGCAAGAAACACATTAACCACATGGTCTTGATCATAATACGCCTTCAACCAATCATTGTTGGAGCTTCCGGGAGCTGTCTCACCAGCAGTAAGAGCTGAGTTACCAGCAGTTCCTATGCTGACCTCTAAATACCAATCACCTACATCTGTAAAAGATTCTTGATCATACAGAGTGATTATCTCGGAATGAGAACGAGAAGAATATACTATAGAGGAACCTAGGCCAAGCATATCACAACTGCTTGCCAAATATCACTTCGTAGTAAACTTTTCCCTCATCGTCACGACAAGCCTTGAGACACCTTTTACGATTATTCCCATCGTAAACGAAAGAGACGTGAACCCAATCAGGATTGTCTTGATCACCAAATTCCCAAACCAGCTGATCAAACTCAAGGTTCTCTCGTATCCAGTTGAAGATCTGACTGTTTGTACAACGTCCGTATACGTCTGCGTCCAGATCAAGTGCTCTCCCCTCCACATGCTGACTGCGTCTCGAACCACCGATAGCAGTGTTGAGCTCAGCCGAACGATAGCCGCTCGACACGTATATAGGACACTTGAAAGCGTCCCTAAGAGGTTGAAATATATGCTCTGCAACCTTTCGTAGATTTTCTGTAGTCCAGTCATCAGGTGTGTTATCAATTCCCAGCCGCTTAGCCGTGGTGCTTTTTGTCACTTCTGCGAGCGACAGATTTTTTGACAGCTTCATTATTTAGACGTCGTTTTTCATTCTCTACTCCAGAGTCCTTTCTTTTCTGCTTAGGGTTGAAGTAGTGTTTCTTCATCCACCAATACCTAGCTGGCTCTCCATAGTGTAGGCCTCCACATTGGCTGCAGCAGAGCCAAGGCGTCTGTACTCTTGAACCAGAGGGAGAGCAGCCTTAGTACCCTTTACTTTTTCAATCTCCTTCTCAAGCTCACGCATACGACGAAGGTTTTCTGGAGTAATCTTGTTAGACCCCTTCTTACCCTTCCCCTTGACAGCCCTCATGCTGCAACAAATACTTCCGAGACAATGGTGCCAGTAGAAGCTACCGCCTTAATCTCTGCGATGTTAGCCAAGGAAACGGCTTCATCACCTGCAGCATTAGCATCCATAGATGCGTTGTTCAAGATAAAGCTGTCTCCGGCAGAGAGCTTCACGAAGTACTCCTCGCTGGTGCCAAGAACACGGAGGGTGAGATCGCCCGAGGTACCCGTGTGAGAGATACGCAAGTACTTGACAGTAGAAGCCACAAAGGTTCCACTAGCCACAGTGCTTCCGAACTTTACCAGATCCGCTTCAGAAGTAGTTACTGTGACGATTCGGTTGTCTGTCTGTGTTACAGACTCAATATCGTGGACGCGAGAGCTCCCACGAGACACCCCCTCTAGAGTCAGCTCTTCACTGATAGTTACTTTAAGTGTTGCCATGGGTCAAAGATAATCAATCAAAAAGTATCTTGTTGAGGTAGCCTCTAGTCTCTGCAGGGATGTAATCAAACCAAGCTCTAGGATCACCATAGATGTCTACCCCATCGGCCTTAGCCTTCTCCAATGCACTCTTAATCCTTCCCTCCCCAGCGTTGTATGACGCATAGATACGGGCCAATCTATTCACCTGAGGAATCTTCTGAGGTGGGTTCTTGATCCAACTCAACTCAGACAAGGCATTGATCTTTGCATCACGCATCTGACGACTGTGCTCGGGATTAAAAGGATCTAGACCGCGAGGTATAAAACCTCTGTCCTCCAAATCCTTTTGCGTCTTAGGCATGATCTGCAACAACCCTCTAGCGCCAGCTGGAGATGTAGCATCTGGGTTACCCGAACTCTCCGCCATGATCTGTCTCTGCAACCTCTCAGCCTGAGACATAGTATAGTTGCTCGTATCAGAAGCAGCCTGATCAGCCAAACGAGCCAACCGAGCATCAAGCCTTGCATACCCCGTGCTCTCTTTCTTCGGATCCCCATCCTTTTTAGGATCTCCAAGCATACCCCCCATCTGATATCCCAAAGCAGTAAGGCCTGCACCAATCTTAGCACGCTCCGCTTGACGACGCAAATACCCCATATCCTTCTCCTCAGCCTTCTGGTCAGCAATACCGTCAGCAAGCTTAGATGTATCCAAACCATACTCGTCAACAAGAATACCTAGATACCTCTTCAAATCATCCCTCCTATCCATGATGTTACCCCCATCAATGATCGCTTGCATCTGATCAAGCATCTCAGGAGGAATGGTAGTAGACTTCTCTCTATCTAAAGACGAAAGAAGTATCTGCCTGTAAGGGGAAGAAGTAGACCCAGCTTTCTTCTTGGGATCGTTTATCACTCTCATTCCGCAAATATACTCAACACCACGTTACCCCATAACCAGCAAAAGAAAGGCCTCCACAAGAAGACACAGGTGCCCCCTCAGCATAAACATCTAAGACTTGCTTTGTGCATACACACAAAAACCAACTTTGGATGTGTAAGTATCACTGAAGCAGCTTCGATACTGCAAAGGTATAAACAAAAAGCTTGAAAGTCAAGAGTAAAGAATAGCTTTAAGTAAAGGAGTCAAACGTATTGTAAACGAGCGACTTAGAGGTCTTTACTTGAAATAAGAGGACAGAAGAAGCAGAACAGAAGCGACGTTTTTTGGGGTCAGTTACACAGATCTGGGGGATTATATATATATATACACGCTACGCCTACACATCCGAAACGGCCCACAGAGATGGCCCCCCTATAGTCCCCCCACAAATCCGCTGTACATTTCAGCTTTTATCTCAGTACAAGGTACTGAGGCAGAGTGAGTTAAGGCAGTTCAGCTCCACCAATGCAGGAAGAACACGCAAGGAAGGTGCGTTCTACGCAAGGTTGGAACAATCCCTCCCCAACCAGTTTGCTATTGACATTTCACCCCTTAACGGGGTGCCATTTCGGTATTGACAATTAACTCTAATACTAACTAGTTAGTATTAAACTGTAACAGAAACCCCCTCAAAATCTCCTTGGCGGAGCGGTGCGTTAGGCGGGGTACGGCGCGGCTCAACTTGTTGAGCTTCACGTTGGTACCAAGATTGGCTCATCCTTTACTCTAACTCGTTAGAGTAATTAGGGTGGAAAAGTAGAGATGTAGTATAAGAAAGAAGAAGTCAGAATGACTTCTTTCTTATACTACTATCTCGTAATCGGTTTGGAAGTCGCCGACCGAGGTCAAACTTCAAATTCATCTCCGATGAACAACTTCAATTTCTCAGACTGCCGTAAGGCAGTGAACCAAGCCACCTTCCGTCCCACCGCAGACCGCAAGACCGCGGCGCTGAAGCTTCTGCAAGAAGCTATGGACTTCGTCACTAACCTCGAAGAGGTTAAGGAGACCAAGCCGAAAGCTAAAAAGCGTCGTCGTAAGACGACGAAGCGAACACCTTCACAGAAGGTGGCAGACCACATGGACCGAGCCTCGATGAAAACCAACGAAGTTGGTCCCATCAAGCCTTCGAAGAAGGCGAAGACGGCTTCGGTCAAGGATGCCGCAAAGTCAGCTAAAGCTGTCAGCGAAGCCACTGGAGCCACGGCCAAGGCAGCCAAGCGAGCAGAGGCCAAGGCGAAGGCTGAAGCCGCCGAAGCACCGAAGGTGACGGCGAAGAAGCCTTCGAAGAAGGCGCCAACTCAAGCCCAGCGGTTGTCCTCCTTGGAGGACAAGCTGAACAGCTTGACGGAAGTCCTCGCCCTGCACATGCAGACGATGGCAGTCCCCTCTCCTGCTAACGAAGTTAGCTTGGAGGAAGCCGGAATCAAGTAAGCCTCACGGGGGGTGTGTGTGAGTGCGCTCATCCCCCTCTCTTTCTCTCCCCCAAACTTCAACTCATCTACGATGAAAAACCTTTCTTGCCCCAAGGCACGCAAGAGTATGCGAGCCAACCTTCGGAAATGGTGGTCCGAATCCACTGAAGTGGAACGTGAACACGGACGTCAGTGGTACACTGACGCTCAGAACTTTGCCAAAGAACTCTCTCAAGAGTTCAACGTCAGCCGTGAGGTCGCGGCGGGCGTAGTCAGCGCTCTGTCACCGAATAATCGGTGGGAGAGGAACAAAGTTGACGCCAAGACGGTCCTCCGTGCGGTGCGTGACTCGATCGAGTACACGGACGTCAGGGTGTGCACCTACGACGCCAACAAGGTGAAGGCCTTTGATATTGCCAAGGGCAATAGGGCCATCCTTCAGAAGTCCCCCAAGACGTATGCGTTTGCACGTAACGTGGGTGAGATGGACGAGGACTACGTCACCATCGACAAGTGGCACCTTCGGGCCTGTCAGACGACAGCGAAGTCACCTCGCAAGTGTAGGGAGGCGTGTACTGCGAAGCAGTATCAACTCCTTCAATCTGACTGCCTTGCAGTTGCACGTGAGCTGGGTGTGAGCGGGCACGTCCTGCAGGCTACGATTTGGGTGACAATCCGGAACCGATGGAGCTAATGTAGTGTGAGTGTGTATCACCTTCTTGAACGAAGTGAAAGAAGTGATACACACGAACACACTAAACCAACTGAAAATTCAAACTTCAAAAACCATCTACGATGACAATCAAATCCTTATACTTCCTCGTTCAAGAGAGCGAGGGCTTCAGCGTCCGAGCCAACGACCTCCTCACCTATGCGGCCAAAGAGGGCTACGCAGTCGGTGGTGCAGAGCCAGCAGTGGGCGTATTCAAGTGCAAGAACGACGACTTGTCGTTCCGAATCTTCAACCGAGAAATCAACCGACTTCAGTCGGTGGTGACTGAGCCAGCGCAGGTCATCGGGGCTTGGGTCGATGCCTATGGCATCGCTTACCTCGAACTCTCTGACGTAGTCAAGTCCAAGCAGGTGGCTCTCGAACTTGCCCGAGCACGTGGAGAGAAAGCCATCTACGACTTCGCAAACTCTGAATCCATCTACCTGTGAACACATACTCGTACTACGTATACCTTGGACGTGACCGCGACGACTGGTCAGGTCCGCACACCATCGAGGCTGTTGACCGAGCCACGGCCATCCGCAACGCCCAAACCAAGTGGGCAGGCACGGGATACACGGTGTGGAGGTCCAAGATGAAACCCACTGAAAACCAGTAACTTAAACCCATTTACATGAACAAACGAATGAACCTCGCGTTCCTCGCATTCCTTGCATGGATGGCCGCGCTTTTGGTGGTGGCAATCCTCCAATCCTAAGAGAGTATCAGTATATATATCTCTCTGAACGTAGTGAAGAGAGAATATATATACGATACCTCTCAATGTCAAACTTCAAATTTCCAATCTCATGGACAACTTCTTCAAACGCCCCGTCGGTGCGGCGGTGCTCTACCTCAACGACCTCCACTTCGGGAAGCATCTCGACGACCTCAATCGGTGCGCTCGGCTTGTGCCCGACGACGTGAAAGGCATGGCCTCCCTCCTGACCAACACCACATTCATGAGCGATGACGCAAAGGACGCAGTCATTGACACCCTTGTTGGATGGGCTGACGATGCCGAAAACTCCGAAGCATGACAATCGAATACGCCCTCATGAACACGCCCTCTGCGCTCATTCTTGTGCTCGGTGGGTCCTCAATCCTTTCTCTCATCATCAACAAGTTGAACAACCAATGAAATTTACACACTCCTTCAAGCACACACTCCCCTTCGTATCAATGCGGACAGCCTACGACGTAGACCTTGACGCCGCGAAGGGTGTGGAGATGGACACCTCGGTGTCTATTGACCCTGACCACCAATATGGTGGATGGTACGAAACCTACGACCTCGAAACAGGTGGCGACCGCTTCTATGCAGAGGGTGTACTCGAAACAGCGCACGATGAGGACGGCAGTGTACGCCTCACGGGGTACGATGGATGCTTCGACCTCCCTGACTACATCATCAATGCCCTTGAAAAGAAGGGCGTAATCATTGACCTATGACACAAGAACAATGCGAACGTGCAGTCAAGGCACTGCAAGACAAAGGCTTTGACGCCTCTCACGTACAGGGTGCACCTGACGACCACGGCGTGTGGTTGGACAGCGTGTGGGACGACACCCTCCAAGAATCATTCAGCTTCCGCATCCACGACGAAGAAATCGAGTGGTGGGGAGTAGAAACAACAGACAAATGAACATCAACGACATCTGGAAAGATGGTGTGGCAAAACACATCCAAGGCATGACACAACACGAACGACTTTCCCTCCGACAAACCCACTGCGGTAGCTTCGAACGAGCGCTCATCGAGGCGTGGTTCAAGGCGGACATGGGCAACAAGGCCACCCTCGAAGAGGCCTTCAAGAACACCAACTTCGACCTTACTTAGAGAGTGTTAGTATATATCTCTCTCTGAACGTAGTGAAGAGAGATATATACAACACCTCTCAACAACATTTTCAAACTTCAATTCAATACCTATGGACAACATCAAAGACATGACGAACGACGAGTTCATCAGCCACCTCATGACGGGGTACAACAAGCACGGAGCACTCGTGCAAATGGTCATCATCGACTGCCTTCAGCGTGGTCTTGACCACTACATCTCAGCCAAGGAGGAAATCCTTGAGGATGAGCGCAAGCGCCGTGAGAACGGAGGCGGTATCTCGCTCATCAACATGGAGGCGTGGGTCTCCTGCTGTGAGGACACACAACAACGAATCAACGACAAGTACAATGGATAAGGAAATCATCAACTACGATACCTGCCACAAGTGTGGTGGTGTGGGTGTGGTGCTCAACTCTGACTCAGACGGAGAGAACTGGCACTACGACTACCAATGCGAAGACTGCGAAGCCACATGGGTGATGAGCTTCGAACTCAAACCTTACGACAGAAACAACGACAATGACTGACATTATCAACGTAATCATCGAGCTGTCCCGTATGCAGGGTCAGGCGATCGACAGGGCACAGGCAGAGGCCATCAACACTGCCGTAGAAACAGCCCACGACAAGTGGCAAAACGAATCAAAGGATTTGGTTAGTTGAAGTTTGACCATCGGGGGGACGCCTTTCGGGATGCAATCGTAAGGATGCAAGGGATTGAAACGTCAGTCCTTCCCCCCACCTTTTTCAAGGGAGCGCAGTCGGTGCGTACGTTTTTTGGGTGGCACTGGGATGAGGCTTACGCCGAAACTCCCCAACCCCAATGACGGCAGTTGTGTTCGAATCCCAACCTCCCTTCTACATGGCAGTGACACTTGCGATGGAGGCATCGCATCGGTGTGTACACGGCAATAGCTACTCCTTCCACCCTTTACCGAGGGCTTATGGCAACGAGTATGAGCTTGTGTGGTGGTTCGACTCCACCCTCTGCTACTATATAGTATCTCTTACTATACACTCTCTTCATTTATGAAGAGTGTATAGTTAGAGAGACTTATACGACTTCAAAATTCAAACTTCAATTCAATAACCATGAAACAATATGCAGTAATCCACGCTGTCGCAGGACTCTTCGAAGGGTACTCCGACACCACCTGTGAGTTCTTCCCCAAGCGGGGATTCGCAGACAAACACGTCGTTGAAACCCTCAGCGAGTATCGCAAAGATGAGATGTGCGTACACATTGATGGCTCTGACCCCACAAACATCCACGTCACCATGACCCGTGACTACAAGGACTACCACGCCTCGGTCACCGTCAAGAGCATGGACCACGACGACTGGGTGGCAGAGAACGGCGACAACGTAAGCGTCGAGGTGTTCCGCATCATCGAGATTGACATGTCCAACCGCAGTGGCTCCACCGAGTCTTGTTGGTTGACGTGGGACCAACAGGATACTACCCAAGCATGGGACTACTTCCCCTTGTGTATGTCCTTGGTGGCTCGTGTGTCCTCTGATGTGATGGACAACACAGGCAAGTACACTGACTATGAGTTGACCTTGCAACAACTCACGGAGTTCATCTCCTCTGTGTACTACCGAAACCATGCGTTCATCGACATGGACGACTACACCATGCACGCTTTCCGTATCCCCAAACCCAAGGGGTCAGACAGCTACGACCCACCCAAGGAGGATGCTCTCGGAGAGTGGATGGACAAACACGTAACCTTTATCAAATGACTGACGAAACCTTATACGACCTGCGTTGCTACGTTAGCAACTGCTTCAATGCCAGCCACGTTGCATACTCCATGAGTAGTGGCGTAAAGAGCGGATACAATCACCTCTCCGAGCTAATGATTAACGACTACGAACTCACACACAATGACGTGGACAACGTAGTCGATGACATCGAAGAGCTTGTAGCTCAATATATCATGGAACAATCACCAAAATTCAACGACAATGACGAGTAAAGACATCCAAGACTACATCGAGAAAGACCTCGGTTACGCTATGCGTCACGACCCCGTGATGCTCCTCGAAGCAACACAAGAAACCGCATCCACCTTTGACCTTGACGAGTGGAAAGTCCTTCGCTTGGTGCTTGCCAACGAACCCATCCTTGGCACACACAGCTATGGCTTCCACACTGCATACGGCAGAGCAATCATTGACAACTTCACATTTATTTACCAATCATGAACTCAGTACAAGAATCCAAGAACGAGCTCGACGCAGCTATCCGTTACGCAGAGAACGCTATCTCCTCTGCCAAGCAAACCATCGAGTCGATGGAGTTCCGTCAAGAGATGTCACAGAAGAACTACCAAGAGCAGACAGGGCGTGAGCAAGCGCTCGAAGCCGAGGTCAAGGCACTCAAGGCCAAGGCTGAACAGCTTCTCATGGAGAACGACGAACTCGACCAACAGGTGAACAAGCTGACTAAGGAGAAAGAGGCATCAAGCGGACCATGCGGATGCCAAGCATACCGCGACCTCGAAGAGAAGGTTGCCACCATGCCCGTCATCCCTCGTGACGTAGCCATCGCCATCTTCCGCGAGGGTGTGCAGTCAGGTATCAACGACGCTGTCGCTGAACTCGAAGGACAGAGCATCAACATCAGCGAGAACGACTACGTCGGTGACTTCTCCATCTCATTCGAGCGTGACATCGACCTCGACGACCACCTCGACCTCGACTGGATGCGCGACAAGGTTGGGCAGTACGAAGAGTCCTTTGTGGTAGATGCACTCAAGGGATTGTGTGCAAGCAAGGAGTTCGAGTGCCGCATCCACGGGATTGATGACCAAGATGAAAAGTAAGAACAAATGCGTGTACCTACACAAGAAAAAGAGCACAGGCGAAGTGTTCTATGTAGGCATAGGAAACAAGATTCGTTCGAGAGCCAAGGATGGCCGGAGCAAGTTGTGGTGGAGGATTGTGGAAAAGCACGGCTATGACATTGAGGTCATTGAAGATGGACTCACTTGGGACGAAGCAGTGAACAGAGAGATAGAACTCATCTCGAAGTACGGACGAAGAGACAGAGGCGAGGGTACGTTGGTGAATCACACTGACGGGGGTGAAGGAAGTCTTGGCATGGTGTTCACAGATGAAATGATTGAACAACGACGTCAACAACAGAAGAAGTTGTGGCAGAGAGAAGGATTCCGTGAGCACATGTCAAACGTCATGAAAGGAAACACTTACTTGTCTGACTGGGCTAAAACCCCTGAAGGTATGGCCCAGAGGGAAAGGATTGTGGAATCTCAGACTGGAGAGGGTAATCCTTTCTACGGAAGAACCCACACCGATGAAACGAAGAAGGCTATCAGCTTGGCAAACAAGGGTCGACTCTCAGGAGAGAACAACCACATGTACGGCAAGTATGGATCGGAACATCAGGCAGCTAAGTCTTGCACTTGCATGCTCACAGGAAAGGTTGTTGGTAGCGCTGTTGATGTAGCAGAAATTACACAGCGCAATCGAATCACAGTCCGTGGGTATCTGAGAAAGAACAACCCCCGAACCAAACCCCATGACTTTCATTGGGTGTACACAGAACAAAAAATTGAACAAGAATCTCAAGGAAAAAAATACTGCATCCAACAACAGAAATTTGTGTAATGAAAAAAAGATACAGAGTACGATTTCACCTAGCCAAAGGCGCCAACTACATGCACTGGCAAATAACAGACAACAACTCTAAGGGCGCTCGGGAGTACTACCACCCCGACAAGGTTGAAATAGTAATGTACCGAGCCAAGCTCGGCAACCAACCAGCTACAGCTCGCAAGATATTCGAAGGGCAAAACAAAACTGTTTGCGCTTGGGTAGAGTGCGATGCTGTCGACATCAACTACAAATCATCCCCTAAATTCCAACCCATTGATACTCAAGAACTTACTCAATACAAGTACAATCCTCGTAAGAACCCTCACTGGTTTACGGACACAGACTTCAACAAAGACAACACCACCTACACCAAACTCACAACCCAACAAAACAGAATCTATGGCTAACGCACTATTCTCCCTCAGCGCATACGTAAAGAACGACATGTGGATGTTCGATGACGAGTCACGTGACATCAAAGAAGAACCCTTCGTCGCTGGAGCTGACACCATGTTCGACCTCATGAGCGGTCGTTCAGTCGACCTTTCCGTTGACCGATGCAACATTGTCTTCGGCTCCACACCTATCCCTGACTACGACGTCCACGTCAAGCTCGATGGCACAGATGGTTTCGACGGACACTACTATGTTGTCGATAAGTTCGTCAAGTATCCCGCCGTAGAGACCTTCAAGTTCTGGTTGTGTCCCGCCCTCCTCGCCTTCTTTGACGAAGCACCTCAAGAAATCTACGTATCAGTCAAGCAATGAAGAAGTACGAGCCCTTGAATCAGAGTTCAGACCTAGGCCACCCCAAGAATGAGCACTCAGCACGAGCCCGGAGGCGCAAGATGAAGAGATACTTGGACAAACACTTCCCTGTTAAAAAGAAAGACGATGAGTAAATACAACCACAAGTTTGCACTCATGAAGATGAGTGTGCTAGAATACGAACCTGACCTAGACATTGACAACGAGATGGAGACAGAGGCCCTAGACATTGCCAAGCGCATGGCTATCGCAGACCTCAATGAGTATGGTGCAGATGACTTCTTGTCTCAGCAACCATCAACTGTCGCAGGATCCTTTGCGTCCCTATGCATGGACACGTCATCGAACCAACTCGAAGAGATTATCAGTCACAAAGAAATGGAAGATGACCTCGACGAGCTGGGTGTTGGTGACGAACAGAGCAGGGTCGACATGAACGAGGTTGCCGTGGCAGTACACAACAACTTCTCCAAAGGCATGGTCGTTCTATCACATTACCTCCTGCTGTTTGAACACCTAAAAGATTTATATGATTGATTTCCTAGAACAAGTAAAGCTAGAGTACGAGTCCCGCATGGACACAGAGGTTGGCGACAACAGGCTGAGAGACAACGTGGAGCACAGAGCCGCAGTGTCCAACGCATGTAGGCCTTTCTCTACGTACAAGGAGCTGGGTTCCCTGTGGGGCAGAGACCACGCTACCGTCATGCACTATCGCAGAGAGCACGAAGGCATGCTGAAGTACTCACCTGCATACAGGGCCAAGTATGGAGTAGCTCTTGCCTGTGTCCAACACGTCTCAACAGAGATGGGTGTCAACCCACTCAGCAACACATACATGAACGGCGAGGAACAACTAAGAGTGCTTGATGAAATCCTTTCGTGGGTCTCAGAACTGCGAGAAAAAGTTGTGAACAGCCTTGACAATACCGATATGAACACCTACCTTCGCGACGTCGAAGTTCTTACTGAAGCCGAAAACTAAATTCAATTACATGTCCAACTACAAGTTCAAGACCACGAACATTCGTGGCAAAGCCTACGTTGAAGTCAACGAACGCATCAAGTTCTTCCGTCAGGAGGAGCAGTACAAAAACTGGGGTATCCTCACAGAGTTTCCTGTTCTCGATTCGGAGCAATGCCTGTGCCTCTGCACCATCACCACACCTGAAGGTCAGATCGTAGCGCAAGGTCATGCCCACGAAGAGAAGGGTTCGTCTAACATCAACAAGACAAGCTATGTCGAGAACTGTGAAACCTCAGCCGTCGGTCGTGCATTGGCCATGCTCGGAATCGGAATTGATACCAGCATCGCCTCAGCCAACGAAGTCAACGACGCCATCGCAAAGCAACAGACGATGGTCGACAATCCTCATGTACAGAAGCTTTCGAAAGCGCTCGACGCGCCAGTAGAAAACATCATGGACAAGGCTGTGTCTTACATCAAGTCCTCGACTGATAAGCAGAAGGCCTTCGACTCTGTGATGAAGAAGTACGAGACTCAACTCACAGAGAAGCAAGTCGCTGGGCTCAAGAAGTTCGTGCGATGAACCTAAGCTGTACGACGTCTGGAGTTCTTGTACCAGTCAAGAACCTAGGCAAGGAGAACAAGCTCATCCCTTGGTCTATGATCAAGCGTGAGACTGTGGCGCCAGCTGTGAAGCACTGCGTCAACGAGAAGTATGGTGTCGACATGTACCTTGTTGACAAGACTGTGAACGGAGAAAGGCTTGAGCGCATGTTCGAAACCAAGCGAGAAGCTTTCAAGGCTGTTGACATCCACCTCATCAAGAACGGGCGTGAGCCTGAGCTAATCTTGAAGAAGTTATGACTATGCGTGAGCAACTACAGGAGCGGGTGGGTAAGCCCCACCTCTCCTACTCTTCACTCAAGTATGCCCTTGGCGACATGCGACTGTGGGAGATGTACATGCGGGGTCAGCTGAAGAAAGAGTCTGAAGCCTTGTACTTCGGTTCCCTCTATGACCTCATGCTTTTCGAACCAGAAAAATTCAATGATGTATATTTCGTTCTGGATGATTCCGCTATCGTTGATGCTATTGGCGGTAAGTTTCCGCGCAATACTAAACGCTATCGAGAGTGGAAGGCGGAGCAAGTCGAGAAGAATCCAAACAAGGAACTGGCTTCTGAAGCGGACGTCAAGAAGGCGAAGGAGATGATTCAACGCCTCAAAGACTGCGGTGTGTACGACAAGAGATTTGCTGGCGGCAAGTATCAAGTCGAGTTCAACGTGGATCTTGACGGTGTTCCTTTGAAGGGATTCCTCGACTGCCTCCAAGATGGTTTCATCGTGGACTCCAAGTCATCACGTTCTATCGACAAGTTCCGATACGACGTCCGGTCATTTAGCTATGACATCCAAGCATACATCTACACCAAGGTCTTTGATATCCCAGAGTTCTGGTGGGTCGTGCAAGAGAAGGCTTACCCCTTCTACCCTGCCGACGTTAAGTGCTCCGAAGAAACACTCTTCACTGGAGAGATGAAGTTTCACCAAGCGTTAGAGAACATCAAAAACTATCTCGATGGAAACACAGAGACAGTGGCCCACTACGCCGAGTTTGTTGTCTGACCGAGACAAGGTAATTGTAACTGCCTTGTATATCCTTTGGCTCTTTTTATAACCCTTAATTTTTTTTCTCATGAGCGATAAGCAATATGATTCAGTACTCGTTGGGTACGCAGAAGAACCCCGCTACAATGAAAGCGGGGAGTTGATGTCTTGGAATGTCCGCTTCAAGGACAATGAACTCACCGAGATGGTGGAGAAGTACGCTACCCAGCGCAACGAGCAGGGACAGGGCGGCAACCTCTACGTCACCTTGTTCATGTCCAAGAATGGCAAGGCGTGCTGCCGAGTGTTCGATCCGAACAGTGCAGCTGCCAAGGCAAAGCGTGCTGAGAAGCAAGCTGCCACGCAGACTGATGAGGTCCCCTTCTAAGGGAGCGCCTATCTACTACATGACCGCTCGTGTCGCCTTCAAGAAACGGAAGGTTGTACACGAGCGTGTTGTGTGGGTAGTATCCGTCTTTGAATCCCCGAGTGACATAGTCAACTACGACAACAAGACGATGTGGAGACTGGGCACTGAGCTCTATGGCAAGAACGCCAAGTCTGACAAGCACATCATCATACGAGAGATTCAAACCAAGAAGTTTATTTCACACTCTAACCTAACAATAGATGAACACAAGAAACAAAATCAAGGCTAAGTGTAAGTCTCTGGAGGACTTGCTTCTCCAGAAGAACGCGAAGTATGGTAACTCAGCGTTGGAACCGCTGAATGTTTTCTCAGAAGCTGGTGCCGTGGCTGGCATCAAGATGCGCATCGACGACAAGCTCAAGCGCATCAAGAACGCAGGTCTCGTGGACGCAACGGAGGATACGTTGCAAGACCTTGCCGGATACCTTATCCTCCTCATGATTGCGAAAGAAAATGAAAGTAACGATATTCAAAAACGTCTACGACAAGACGACTCCGCACCACATACAGCTAAGCACAGCACTACAGCGGATACAGACTGGGAAGTCCAGTTCACTGGTGTCTGAGGTACGTGATGGCAACAAAGAAAAGAAGCTTGAGCTCCCCGTTGTTTGTTTCAGCGGGGAGTTTTCGTCTCGGTCTGATGAGGCGCTATTTGAGCATTCGGGTTTCATTATCCTCGACTTTGATCACGTGGATGTTGACGCGACCAAGAGGAGTCTTGCCACGGATGATTTTATTCACTCATGCTGGACGTCGCCTAGTGGCGCGGGAGTCAAGGCTCTTGTCAAGATTACGAACCCTGAGAGGCACCGCGACCACTTCCGTGCCCTTATCAAGTACTTCGAAAGAACGCATGGGCTTGAGCTAGATGAGTCAGGTATCAATGAGTCTCGTGCATGCTTCGAGTCCTTTGACCCAGACATCATCATCAAGGATGAGTTCAAGAAGTTCGGTCACTTCACTACCGAGCACGCCGAAGCGCAGGTACCAACCAACGAAGCCTACGACCACACAGACTACATGAAGCTCAACCTTGCCTGTCGTATGATTCGACTGGCACAGGACGGAGAGAAGTGGATTACACTAAACCGAGCAGCGATTCTGTGCGGAGGATACATTGCGGCTGGCCGCATGGAGGAAGAGGAAGTGGTTCGTGTATTGTTCCGTGAGGTATGCAAGCGTGAGGTAGACAACGAGGACCACGCCAAGCAGACCATCATCGCTGGCATCGAGAAGGGTAAGCAAACCCCGATCCGTGACATCATCGACGAGGAGAAGTCTGTGCAGCGTGAGATGTTGCTCAACGACGGAGACATGTCCTTCATCTCGTCTGACGATGAGGACTTCCGTTGGATTGATGACTACTCACAGGGCATGATCACGCTCGGGTTGGACACGGGGGATCCTCGTCTCGACGAGAACTTCCGATACAAGAAGGAGTTCGTTATTGTCAACGGCCACTCCAACGTGGGTAAGACAACCACCATGCTGTACCTGATTGCCAACTCAGCTGTACGTCATGGATGGAAGTGGGTTATCTACTCGTCAGAGAACCGCACCGCATCCGTAAAGATGACGCTCATGCAGTTCGCCATGGACAAGAAGGTATCCGACATGACTTACTTCGAACGCAAGGAGGCGTACAAGTGGGTGCAAGAACACTTCACTGTGATTAACAACAGTCAGGTGTACAGCTACGCAGACATCATCCTGTTCATGGAGAAGGTCATGCGCCAGCAACCAGTTGATGCCATCTTCGTTGACCCGTACAACTCTCTCAAGTTGGACATGAAGAACTCAAGCATCGGTGTACACGACTACCACTACGAAGCAGCGTCAGAGTTCCTGACATTCAGCAAGGCTAACAACGTGGCTGTGTGGCTGAACATGCACGCTGTCACTGAGGCTCAGCGCCGCAAGGGACCAGACGGTTTGCCCGTAGCCCCATACGCTGAGGACACAGAGGGTGGTGGAAAGTTCGTAAACAGAGCGGATTGCTTCATGACAATTCACCGAAAGGTTCAAGCAATGGACCCTGAGATCCGCAAGATGAGTGAGTTACATGTACGGAAGGTGCGTGAGGTGGAGACAGGTGGTCAGCCGACCGCATTGGAGGATCCTTACTGCCTAGTTATGAATCTTTCCCACACTGGATTCACAACGCGAATTGGTCAACGGGCTCTGTTCCAACCTATTACGTTCAAGGAACAAAGCTCAATGCCTTTGAACATAGACTTCTTGAGTTGACATTCAAAAATTTGCACAGTAACTTCAACAAATGAAGAAGCGAACAAAGACTCCTAAGAGGCGTTCAGCCAAAAAAAAACATCTAGGAAGGTACGCTAGTGGATTAGAGAAGTATTGTGCTGACCAGCTTAAAGAATACGGGTTGGCTTTTGACTATGAGGAACACACCTTCGAGCTGATGGAGAAGTTCCGATTCCCCAACAAGTACTTTAAGATGACTGCGAAGGGTAAGGAGATGGCTGACCGATCGGGGTCAGTCGTCCTCCCTATCACATACAAGCCCGACTTCGTGGGTAGGGATCATGACTGGATCATTGAGACAAAGGGATACCTTCCCTCTCACCACGACTTCCCTATGAGGTGGAAACTTTTTATGCGACACCTAGTAGGAAAGGATTCCAAAACCATTATCTTTCTCGCAAAGAATAGTGGGCAAGTGGACCATGCTATTCAAGAAATATTGAAATCAATAAAGGATGGATCCATCTAAACTAAGCGAGTATTACTGCATCGCTTGTGAAAGAGTTCACGCAGTGATAGACGACTTATACGAAACGCTTCATGACGATGAAGGCAAGCCCATGGATAACGTGGGTGATGTTGTAGAAACCGTTGCCAAGGCACGCAAGTCTATCGCAGAAGAGCTAGACCTTATTCGATCAATCATTACAGAATACGAAGAGACAAATGCTTGAAGTAGAAATCACTGCTGAAATGGACAAGAAGGCCAAGTCTAAATCAGGCATGCATGGCAACATCCGGAACAGCATTCGGAAAGGAATGGGTAACCTCGTTGGTTATCTCGGAGAAGAGATTGTGTTGGCAACCGTTGAGGATTGCATTGAACACAACACATTCAACTACGATATGATTCGGTTCCCAGACAGTGACTTCCAGTACAGCATTGACGTGAAGACAAAGGAGAGAACAGTAGAGCCGAAGCCTTTCTACACCACTCACGTTGCTAAGACATCAATGCACCAAGATGTAGACATCTATGTCTTTTGTCAGGTGAATGTCAAGAGAGGGCCGAAGAGAGGTTGGATCTTGGGGTGGATGCAGAAGCAAGACTACATCGACAAGTCCACGTTCATGGCAGCAGGGGAAAAGGATTCCTTTGGTTGGGAGAACAGAGTTGATGGATATGTTCTTGAGATCTCAAAGCTTAACCCTATCTCAGAGCTATGAAAGGATATCGGAACTGCATGAACAAGCGTAAGTCTATCGACGACCTTCTACATAAGAACGCTTCTTATCAAGCGCAGCATAACTGCGTGACGAACAGCAAGTCAAAACAGAAAGAGATAAACAGGCATTGCAACAGGGAATTCATTCACCCCATAAAACAAATTGATCCTGTGTTCTATGAGTCAATCAAGTTCCAGAATGATTGACTATCTTTGCATTGTTACACGGGTTAGTTGACTGTGGAACTTCGCAATCTGTAAGAGGGGGGCTAAATAAGCTCCCCTCTTTTTTGTTTCGTACATTTGCTGGTGAATGAGAATACTTATCACCACCCTTCTGTGCGCTATAACAATCCTGAGTTCGGCTCAAGAGTGTAGCCTTTTAATGCCTGATAACGTGAAAGTTATGGGGCTGACGCAACGATCAGTATCGGTTGACCTCGACGAGGTTGAAACAGTTACTCTACCTATTGTGTTCCACGTCGTACACACTGGGTCTGCATCGGAGACCAACATCTCTGAAGAACAAATCCTCTCTCAGCTTGATGTTCTTAACGAAGAGTTTGAGGACAGCAAGATTCAGTTCTGCATGGCTGCTCGTGACCCCGAGGGGAACCCAACCAATGGGATTACAAGAACAGACCTAAGCTCGAACAACGAATACTTGATCAACGGCATCAGCAATGGTCTCGGCTCGGGTGCAGATCAATTTCAGGTCAAGTACGAGTCTGGATGCTGGAACCCTGACGAATACCTCAACTACTACGTTGTCTCTGAAATCAACGGCAACGATGGGGGCAACGGAGTGCAAGGCTTTGCATACCTTGGTCCAACAAACGACTGCAGAGACGGAGTTGTTTGCTTGTACAATGTGACGGGTACTGTCGGAACACTCAAGCCGGGAAGAACCTTGGGTTTTACTGGGGTCCACGAAGTTGGACACTACCTCTCTTTGTACCACACCTTCTCCAACAGCAACGACTGCATAGAGACGAACTGCGAGACTCAGGGTGATCAGGTGTGTGACACCCCTCCCACGCTGTCTAACACGCAGTGTACGAATCCTTCTTGCCCCGATGCTCTCACAGATAACTTCATGGACTACACCGTTGAGTCTTGCAAGGATAGTTTCACAGTGGGTCAGGCGGAGCGTATGCACGAGCAGCTTCAAACAGTAAGGGCTGACCTCGTGGACAACCTCTCATGTGTCCCCGTGGTAGACTATGATGTGACTGCAGCCACAGCCTTCTATCAGGAAGAGTGGTGTACCCCATACCAAGACATTTGGATTGACGTGGTAAATCAAGGAACCCTTCCTCTTGATCTGGTGGAGGTGCAGTTGTACTGCAATGGAAACGAATACGTAGAGTACATCTATGACATGGAGGCAGGAGTAGAGTCCGTTCTGTTTGAGCAGGTGTATGTTGACGGCGCTCAGCAGTTCGAGGTTCAGACTATCAGCGACCAAGATCAGTACGAAGAAAATAACTACGCATGGTGGCCTATATCCACAGGCGCAGGAGAACTCATTGAGATTATCGTAGAAACAGACACATGGGCCAACGAGACCTCGTGGAACATCTACGACTCTAACGGTGAGGTGTTGATTGGTGACAGCGGATACCCCGTAGGCAACAGTCAAGCCTACTACTATGAGACATGCGTGTATGACGGGTGCTACGACGTAGTCATAACAGACAGCAATGGAGACGGATTCTGCAGCATAGACTTCAATAACGATGGGATTTGTGACATAGGATCGGATGGCATTACGGCCACGATCAACGGTGATATCGCATTCGCTACTGGCTTTGGGGCATCCTTCTCTGTTTGGGAGCAGAGCTTCTGCGTAGAGATTGATCCATGTCCCTTGGACTTCGACGGAAACGGGACGATCGGGAACGGAGATGTCATCTATATACTTGGTGAGTGGGGATGTCAGGGGGACTGCGAAACAGACCCGAACAATGATGGCATCATAAATGTTTTTGATTTGTTATTCATCCTCACTGAGATTGGAAATAATTGTCCCGTGGAGCAAGACCTGTCTATTGGAATGATCAAAGACCTTACGGTTGCGTCAACGGAAGGCATATTTGGTGGTGGTCCCCCTCAGATCTATGACATGACTGGCAGGAAAGTTAGAGGTCCTGTTGATCAACTTGCATCTGGGGTGTACATACTCAAGTGGGGTAAGGTTACTAAAAAAGTATTCGTACAATGAAGAAGCTTATATGGTTCTTGATCCCACTAATGTCTTGGGGTCAGTGCGACATGGAGATCATAGGGTTCAACCCCATCTCTACGGACATCACTATCGCGGTCAACGGTGGTAACTGTGGTACTGAAGCTGACTCCATTGGTGAGTTCTTGCTGGGGATATCCTTCACCCCACCTATTGAGGATATTCAGGATCAGTTCCCATGCTTCTACGATGACGGATGGGCCCTGCTGATATTCCCTCTTGACTTCCCCGGCTTTGACATTGGTCAAGGCACTGACGACATCATACAGTCAGGTGATACTATCACATTCAACATAGCTGATACTCCATACTTTGGAAGTGGAACGGCGAGTTGTTGGGTAGATATAATGCAGAGCGGTGCTTACTTTGAGGAGTGTGTAATCCTTACTGTTTGGCAGATCAACGACAGTGAAAGCATTCTCGGCACTGGGGGTCTCGGAGGCTTCTCATACCCTGATGAGGAGGTATGGAACAGCTGGGTTATGTGGTCTCTAAACGGGGCTTGTGACCCCCCTCCACCACCTGTGGTTTATGGGTGTACGGATATGTTTGCGTACAACTACAACACGGTTGCCACGATAAACGACGGTAGCTGCATCTATCAGGGGTGCCTTGATCCTGAGGCCTTGAACTACTGTGAAGAATGCGAGGTAGAGGGAGATTGCATTTACCCTCCAGATGACAATGGTTCAGACACCGACTGCAACGACCCCTCCATCTATGTCCCTAATGTGTTTACGCCCAATAGAGACTTGCTTAATGACTACTGGAAGCCTATCACAAAATCAGATTGCTGGTGGAAGTGGGAGTGCAGGGTGTACAATCGCTGGGGAACGCTTGTGTGGATCAGCTATGATCCAGACGATAAGTGGATTGGAGAAAGGCTTGAGGCCTTTGTTCCTGACGGAGTATACACTTGGGTTATACAAGCGTCAAGCTGGCAGAGTCAGAAGGTCGTGAGTATGGCTGGCCACGTAACGGTTGCTCGTTAATCGCAATTCTTCTGACGTAGCTCGTCAACGAGTATTTTGAGCTGATCCACGTCCCTCTCCAAGTGATTAAGCCTTAGGTTTTGTTCGGCATCGTCAGGCAGACTACCCATCTCTCCTCTTGGCCACTTAATTCTAAACTC